AAGAAACGCAAGGGAACCCTGCTTTCCCTTGAAGAAGCCAACAACGTCCTGCCTATGTGTTCCGATTTCTTCGGGCAGACACGCAGGCACTACGACGACGGCAAGGTAAACACGAACGAACTTAACCACTAATCAAAAGGAGCCTAATTATGGCTGAAAACTACCAAGAACTCGTTGAAGAAGTGATGGCTGACAAGTCCACTGCCGAACAGCCCGCACAGCCCGCCCAGGAACAGCCGACGGACACCCCGCCCGCACAGGAACAGCCGAACGGGAACCCGCCTGCCGAACAGCCGACGGACACCCCGCCTGCCGACACCAAGCCCGACGACAAGAAGCCGTCCGACTTCACGCCCCAGGAACGTGCCGAACACGCTTTCAAGCGTCAACTCGCAAAGCAGCGTGAGAAGTATGAAGCACAGCTCAAGGAACAGTCCGACAAGTTCGCCAACTTGCAGAAGCAGCTTGACGAACTCAAGAAGTCCACCGCTCCCAAGCCCGTCACGAAGACCCGTGAAGACTTCCAAACCGACGATGAATACATTGACTACCTGGTGCAGCAACGCTACAAGGCTGAACAGGAAAAGACCGACGCTGCCCGTGCCGAAGCAGAAAAGAAACGCTCCGAAGAAGAAGCACAGCGTAAGCAGCAGGAAGAAGAACTCCAACAGCAACAGCAGACCTGGGTGGACAACGTGTCCGCTGCGTTCAACGGGGACGAAAAGCGTAAGTCCGATTTCTTCAAGCGTGTGCAGTATTGTCAGCAGCGTGGTCTTGGGACCATCCTTGACAACGTTCCCGTCGCTGCCGACTTCCTTATGTATAACCCCCGTGGTCCTATCGTCTTTGAGCGTATGCTTAACGACCGTGCTGCGTTTGAGTCCGTCTTCAACGACCGCCAACTTAACCCGATGGACATTTACTATGCCCTCCGCAAGTTGGACGAAAAGATTGCTGCCGAACAGCCCGCACCTGCCGTGCAGCCGAACCCCGCACAGCCGAACGCAGCCCCGACGCAGCCGAACGCTGCTCCGACGAAGCCGACCGTCCCCCATATGGGAAAGCCTGGTAAGCAGGCAGCGTCCAACGCCACGCCCGACATTTTCAGTGATGACGACGAGATGCTGAAATACCTGCGTAGCAGATAGTTTGCTATATTTAAAGCAGGCGTAGCCCTGTTCATTGGTTATGCTCCTTATCGGGTTGCCCCCGCACGAAGTCCACAAGAGTGGTTCGCTAGTGCGGGGGTTTTTCTATGATTTGTGTAAATTTTTGTAAACGATTACAGAAAAAGTGTAGTTTTAAAAACAGGACCGACGGGTTCGCTGAAATGGCAGCAATTCCATTCCTTTTTATAGCCGAACGGACGACTTGATTTCCGACTGAAAGCGGGTAAATTCCCGAACCAAAAGCCGATTTTTGCAGAAAATATGCAAATTTGGCACTTTGACAACCAAAAAACACAATTTTAACTTAAAGGAATGTCAATTATGGCAGGTAGTTTTTCTAACCGAAAAGCCCTTAAACTTTTGGCGGGGGCTGTTTACGACAAAATGGATTACATCAAGGCTTCCGAATCCCTGTTCTCGCAGGAAACTATGAAGGGAGCCAAATTTGGCAAGGCTGTTCACGGCTATCTTGCTGACCCTGGTTCCGTGTACGATGGCATCGTTGCCAAGCCCTCTCCCGTTGTAGAGCGTGAAGTCACGGGCTACGTCAAGAACAAGGGCACGTCGTTTGAAACAGATTTATGGGAGGAGTTTACAGAAATTGAAGACTTCAAGAAGGAACTCTACGAACCCCGTGCCAACAAACTCGCCCGTGAAGCACAGCTTGATATTGTCGGTGAAAACGTCTATCGCTCCGCACAGGTCGTCGTGTCTAGCACTCTCGGCACCAAGTTCATTGCGGACGCTTCTAGCCGTCTTACCGAACTTTCTCTTGAAGGCAATCGTGTGGACTTCCAAACTCCGCAGCTTTTCTCCGATATTGGCGACGTAGCCCTCAAGCTGTTCCTCCCGTCCGAAATTTCTTCCAAGATTTATGGCGAACGTGCCCTTGGCAAGTATAACCTTGCCGACCAGGTTCAGTTGCCTGGTCTGCCTGTGCTTAACACCACGGGTGCTGCTACCGCTCCGACCATTTCTGCCGAAGTAATCAAGGACGCTTCCAACAACGTGATTGGCTTGAAGCCGATTACTTCTATGACCGTCGGTGGTTCGGGTGCCCTCAAGGTCGGTGTGCCGTATAAGGTCACGGGCTTGAAGATTGTGGACCCGTCGGGCATTGAAACCTACCAGGATTACGTTCTCATTTTGAACAAGGAAACCCGCTACGACGAAAACGGTGCTGCCGAACAGGTCACTTACCTGCCCGAACTCCGTATCACCGCACAGGGTAAGGCTTGCAAGAACCCGAACGCCTGGATGGACGCAGCTACTCTCGCTGCTGCTGTCAATGATGGTGTCGCCACGTTCACTCTTGAACCGCTCGTCACCATTGGCAAGACCTACCAGGTGGGTCAGTGCCGTCTTGAAAAGGCTCTCAAGTTTGACCAATACCGCTTTGACACGCTCAAGGCTGCATACGCTGACTCGGTGGGCACTTTCAAGAACATTACCTTGAAGATGCAGGCTGCTCCGCAGATTATCAATGGTGTCAACTGCTACCGCATTGATATGCCTTTCGTCGGGAAGGTATTTGAAATCCGTGAGTCGGTCACGACTTACTTGCAGTTGGACTAACATAGCTTCTGCATAGAACGAATAGCCACAATCCTAACCACGGGTTGTGGCTTTTTCGCTTTAAGTGTAGTTTTATGGTAGATACAAAAACGAGGATTAACTATGGCTTTCGCTGTAAACGATATTATACAAACCGCCTGTGAAGACCTGCTCTTGGTAGAAGACGGGGAACCCGTCAGCGGACAACTCGCAGCCGTAGCCGAGGGCAAGTTGAACCAGGCTATCAATTCGCTCAACTCCGACGGCTATATCAGTCAGTCCGTCAATTCCGTGGACCGCAACGTTGCGGGCAGAATCGTGTTCAAGAAACTAGAAGCGGGCGAAATCCCGTCGCAGGAAGTCGTGAACTCCGAACCGCCCGATTCTGTCAGCGGTGTTTCCCGCAAGGTCGGCATTCGTTGGTTCCGTCTTCGCCCGACCAACCCGCAGGCTATGGACCGACAGATTACCCAATCGCTCCCGACTTCCTGGAACTACGGGGTCGTCACGGAAACCGCACCTAGCGGTAATCCAAGACAGGTGGGCATTCTTGACCTTAACGGGTCGTGCCCGTGTGAGGTCCGTGTTTACGTGAACAGTAAGTTGGCACACTACAAGTTGGGCGAAACCATTTACCTGTCTTCGCTCTACTACAACCTGGTCCTGTATGCCCTGGAAGAACGCCTGGTCGCCAAATACAAACTCAAGAGCTACGAAGACAGGGTGAACATTGACCTGCTCGCAGCGAAAAAGGCTGTGGACACGAACACCGCAAACAACAGACCGCTTGACAACGGGCTTGACGATTGCGACGACTACTTGTCGCCTTATTATGACCTTATTGGTGGAGTGGGGATGTAATGGCTACGGGAAAAGTAATCAACAACCTCATAGGTTCGTCCAAGAAGTCCAAATACCCTGCGGTAATGGGTAGCGAACTTTGCGTCAATATGTATTACGCAAAGAACGGGAACAACGAATATATGGAAAGCCTGCCTGGTATGAAGCTGCTTTCCTACATTGGCGGTCGTTGCCGTGGTGCCTATGTTTCCACTATCGGTCTTGCGGTGGACCACAGTTCCGAAGATATGTTTGCGGTAATCGGCTCCGTCCTTTACCGCTTTGACGTTTACGGAACCGCAACCCGCATCGGTAATGTGGCGAACAACGGCAAGCGTGTTTCCTTTGCGGAAGCGGGCGGTCCCCGTGCCTTGCTGCTCGTAGCGGACGGGGCTTCGCTCTACTACTACGATTTGCTTGAGGGTGGAACGCTCAAACAAATTCAGTTGCCCGAACGCATTACTTCAAAGGGTGGCACAATCACACCGACCCACGTAGCCGTGGTTGCGGGTTCAATCGTGGTAAACGACAGCGGTAGCGGTTATGTGTATTACTCCAAGCCCTACCCGCTCAACTCCGACAAGCGGACTATGTTCAAGGTCGTAAACGGGGAAGTCCAATACAAGCAGGACGGTGTGACCGTTGAAACCGAAGAAGTGGACTCCGACCGCCACGTATTTGAAGACGACTACGGGGCACAGCAATACTTCAACACTGAAAGTTCGTCCGACAACGTGAATGCCGTCTATGCCGTGGGTCCGACGCTCTATGTCTATGGTCCGAAGACCGTGGAAATTTGGCAGCGTGGTAGTGGCGAATTTGAAGATTGGATTCGCACGTCCTACACCGCACAGTCGTCTTTCGGTCTTGAAGCACCGAACAGCCTTGCGTCTAGCGGGTCTATCGTTTACTTCGTCTGTTCGGGTGCCCAATACGGAAAATCGGTGATGATGGTAAGCGGAACCGCTTTTAAAAAGATTTCCGAGGATTGGCTTGACAATAAATTGTTGCAGGAATCCACGGAGTCCGCTTATGGATTCTGCTACTCCGTTGGCGAACACAACTTCTATGTCCTGCAACTCAACTCCCTTGGGGAAACCTGGGTCTATGACACGCTTGACGGGGGTTGGCACAAACGCACTAGCCGTAGCAAGGTCAGCGGTGACGAAGTGCAGTGGCGAGCGGGCGGTATCGCCTACTTCCACGAAAAGTTCTACACCTTCACCAACGATGGCTGCTTTATGCAGTTCCAGGAAGACTATTGGAAGGAAGATTACCCAGGCGGTATTTCCTATCCTATGGTCCGACACAGACAGACAGCCGTGTTCACGGACGGGTTGAAGCCGTTTACCTTTGAGGAACTTGCCGTTGAATGCAACGTGGGCACCTGGGAAGACTACACCTTGAAGCCTATGCTGTTGCTTGAAGTGAGCAAGGACGGTGGCAACACGTTCGGTAACGTGCGTTCCGCTTCGCTCGGTCGCACGGGCGAATACGGGCACCGTGTCCGTTGGCTCAACCTGGGCTACAACCGCCTGTGCGTAATCCGTGTCACCTATTCCCACCCGACGGACCTGGTGCTTACTATGTGCAGCATTAGGGCAGAAGCCACGGGTGCTATGATTTAAGGGGGTCCCCGCTTATGAGAAACGGCATAATCAACGGCAACAGCCCGAAAGAGGACGTTCTTGGCGTTCTCACGGGCGTTTGGAACCATTACAAGACGGGCTTCAACAAGCAGTGGCTTGTCACGAAGACCCCGTTCTTCGTTCATATGGAAGCCACGCTCCCCGAAGGGACCCACCAACTGCCTATCGCCCCGAACAGCACGAAAGCCCTTTATTGGACTTCCCGTGACCAAAGCGGTGCGATAATCATTAGGGCGGGGCAGACTTCGTTCACGCTTTCAGTTTCGTCCTATGTTGAAATGACAATCTTCGGTGCCACCGACGGAGCCGAATAAGTGTAGTTTTAATTTTGAAAAGAGGAATACCCCTATGGATAATAAGGAACTCAAAAAGCAACTCGTAAATATGCGTAACAGCATCCAGGACTACCTGGACAACCTTGATATGGACGAGGTTGACGAAAAGCCCAAAAAGGCTGAAAAGCCTAAAAAGGACGAAAAGGACGACAAGTCCGAAAAGGACGAAAAGGAGGACTAGGCTATGGCAGGAACTATGGCTAGTATCGGTGAGTTCGTAGCCAACCCGTTCGGTCTAGGCGACGCAGGTGCGGGTGCCGTGAACTACCTTGCGGACTCCCTGGGATTTTCCAACAAAAAGCAGATTGACGCTGCCAAGGCTACCCTTGACGATGTTCTTGACCGTTCTAGTTCTGTGTCTTCGCAGAACAAGAACCTTTACGGGAACTACTACAACCAAATGCAGGGTATGTATGGCGAGGGTGCAGCAGCCTACTCGGACGCTGTGAAGAACCTTGCGGACGCTATTGAGAACCGTAAGGACTTCTCTTACCAGGGCGACGTGAACGACTTCCTTGACCCCGCCCGTGAACAGCGTGTGCAGGCTGCGACCAACGCAATCAACAACGCTGCGTCCGCAGGTGGAAACAGATTCAGTAGCTCATATTTGGATAAATTAGCAGCCAAGCAGCAAGCACTCGCTTCCGAAGAATGGTCCAAGGCATACGACAAGATGATGCGTGACAGGGCACAGCAGTTGCAGGAATGGGAAACGGGTCAGCAGAAAATCAACAACCTCGGAACTCTCGCCAATATCTATCAGTCCGACCGCAATCAGTTGGGGAACGCCATTGGCGACTACTATACCGCTATGGCAAACCAAAACAACGCAGACTTGCAGGTTTACTCCGACGTTGCGGGCAACAAGGCTAACCTTGAAGCACAACGTAACAGCGGTGCGGGCGGTCTGTTGCAGGGTATCGGTTCCATTATCGGTGCAATCTTCTAATAGGGAGAAATTTATATGCCTCTTAACGTAGCATTCCGTTGGAGTTCCCCCAACATTAGCGTGAGCGACGCACAGCAGCAGTCTATGGTCCAAGGCTTAAAGGGCTTGGGCGAGGGTATCGCTGCTGCCCGTCAGCGTTCCTACCAAAAGGAACAGGACGCACGTCGCAACAAGATTGAAGACGAAGACCGCAGCCGTCGTATGGCAGAAGAAGACCGCAGGAAACAGGCGTATGCCGAAGCTGCGGACCTTATGCGTAAACGCCAGGTTGCCATTGACCAACTCAAGGGTCAGCGTGAACAGATTGTTCAGCAGATTCAGCAGTTGAAAGCCGAAATCGGAGAAATGTAATGGCAGAAGAAGAATCCAAAGGCTTGAAGTTTTCCGACATTCTCAAAGTTGTCGGTGGACTTCTCGTTGGTGGTGCCCTCGGAGCGGGTGCCCGTTCTGCGGGCGTTCTTCGTGGTGCAAAGGCTTCGGACGTTCTCAAAGGTGTCGCACTTACCTATCCTGGATTGACGGAAAACTTTGTCTATCCGATTGTGTATGCCCCGAACGCAGGCGGTTTCGCCAACGAAAACGCAAGCCTGGATAGAAACCTTACTTTCCGATACCCGCTCGCACAGACCCTTGAGGAACACAACAGGGCTGTCGCAGACGGGACCGAAAAGCAACTTGAAAGTTGGTTCCCTGGCGAGGACACTAAACCCCGTAAAGATTTCCACCCGTCTTCTAGTGCGGTAAGCGACATACGCATTATGCCCGACAACACTATCCAAATCCGTTGGGGTGGCAAGGGCAAGTATTACACCTACCGTGGCGGGCAGAACCCCCGTGAAAGTTCGGAAATCGCAAAGGAACTATTAACCGCCCCCTCTATCGGTCGTGCCCTGCCTAGAAATGGCAGGAAGCGTCATAACGGCAAGGCAGATTACAGGGGAACGCCCGATGCCAACATAGGCTTTTGGGGTCGTAGATACGCTTTATAAGGAGATATGAAAATGGATTTTCGTTGGAAAGTTCCCGAACTGAAACCGAATTTCGTTGACCCGCAGGGTGTTCGCAGCACTATGGCTGCACAGCAGATGCAGGGCTACGCACCGAACGCACAGGCTTCCGCTGTTTCCGCTGCTAATGCTATGCAGGGGTATAAGCCTAATGTTCCGACAAGTTCACCGTTTAATAACGAACAGCTTGCCCAACAGAATTACGACAGTTTCAATTCGGAACTTCAAGAAAAGAAGCAGCGTTTGGCTACCCTTGAACAGCAGTTAATGAAGATTGACAGCGACCTGGCACAGTTGCAGCAGGGCGGTGCCGACGAAGAAAAGGCTATCGCAGCCAAACTCGCAGAAATCGGTGATACCTCTCTCTACCAGGGCATTCTTGCCCGTGAGCAGAACCAGGCTGCACAGCAGAAGTCCAACGCTTCTAGCATTGACAATATGTTGTTTGAAGCGGACAAACTCTCTTGGGGCTTGAACTCCAAGAGCGACGAAGAACGTGGCATTGTGAAGCAGAATATCCAGGCGGTCCTTGACCGTGCGAAGCAGGTTGCCGAACAGACGGGAACCCCGCTCCCGCCCAAGTATTCCGAACTTGAACGCAAGTTGGAAGACTCCGACAAGGCTTCTATTGTCTATGAGTCCGACCTAAAGAGGGCTAACGAGCTGTATATTTTGTATCGTAAAGGTGGTCTTAAAGACTCCCATATCAAGGAAATGGAAGACTATATTGAGAAAAACCCGAACTCCGAAATTGCTACGCAGTATAGGCAGCTCATTGAGCAGTATAAGGGCAAGACAAAGGAATCCAGGGCTGCTGCGTCCAAGCGTAAGCAGGATGCCCTTGACCTTTACTACTCGCTGAATGGTCTTTCAAAAGATGAAATCACAAGGCGTATTTCCAATATGTTGCCCCGTGAACGCAAGTTGCTTGAAGACTTCTACCCCGAAATGCTGAAATAGGAGATTTGCTATGAGCGATGGACTTTTACCTAGTGAAATTTTAGGTTCCGAAATTCGCCAGGGCATTATTCGCCCTGGGGATAAGGAATATGCCGTGTGGGACACTACGGGTGGACTCACGGATGAATTGCGTGAAGCCAACATTTACAAGCAACTCGGCAACACTTACCGTATGCGTAATGCGAGAGTTCCCGAAGAACCCGCAATCCCGACTATGGACGTGGTGTTCACGAAGTTGGGTATCAAGGACACAAAGGACAAGAAAGCCTACGAACGCTTTATGGAGGATTTTCCGAAGAAAGCGAACGACTACAAGTCCAAACTCTTGAAAGACCCGAATTGGGGCGAGCGTGGTTGGGAAGCCGTCCGTGACCTGTGGCGACAGGCTGTCCCGCAGTATGAACAGGAAAAGGCACGAAAGTCCCGTGAAAAGGAAGTGAACCTGTTGGACAGGACACTGTTTCCCCGTGCTACCGAAAGATACATTTCGGGGCAGGAGATTCAACCCAAGGATGTGGCTCTTGATGTCTTTGAAAATGGGGCTATGGCTGTCCCAGGGTCGGGTTGGGTTGGTGCATTGGGAAAGATTGGCAGGGCGGGAAATGCCCTGTCCAAGTTCCCCCGTGCTTCCCGTGTTCTCGGAAATGCTTTTGTTCCCGTCGTTTCGGAATTTGCAGACGACGTAGCCTACGACCCAGGTGAGGGTATGGACAACCGTGCTGACTTTTCCGTAGCCGACGCTGCCCTTGGGACTGCCATCAACAATGCTGCGGACTTTGCCGTTATGCGTCAGTTGACAGACCCGCTCCGTCGTTTTGGCGACGTTGCAAATAGTGGTGGTGGCAACGCAGCAAGGGAAGCGGTGGCTGAAATCGGCTCCACTTCCAAGAAACGCTTGAAAGACGCTGCCGATGCGAACAGGGCAAAGATAAACGAAACGGCAAGTGCCGTGATTTCGGGTGGTTCCCCTACTGCACAGGGCTTGAAGTCTATGTCCCGTGGCGGGACGGACGAAACCATTACCGCTTCCCGTGGTGCCATTACGCAGGCAAAGGACTACAAGAAAGTCCTTGACCTTATTGACGAGGGCAAGATTAACCCCGAAAGCCGTGAGGGTATCAAGAAAGCGATGGATATGGCTGACCAACAAGCCCTGTTTATGTCCAACGTGAAGCAGGGCAGGCTCCGCAGGCAGTTGGCTGAAACTACGGAACCCAAAGTAAAGGCTATGCTTGAACAGCAGTTGGCAGAAGAAAAGGCACTCCGTAAAAACCTGGCACCTATGCTCAACCCTTCAAACGTAATCAAGGCTACGGGGTTGTCCAATGAAGAAAAGCGTCTTGTGAACAAGGTGTTTAGGGAAAATCCCGATATGTATTACAACCTGTTCAACGACGCTGCGAAGAAGTCCAATTTCACAAAGGGCAAGTTTACTTCCGTGTCCGACGGCTTGCTTGGTGCGAAGGACATACTTACGGGCAGGATAGCTCCGTGGGCACAGAACAAGTCGGGTAAGAACGAATGGGTCGGCAGGGAAGTTGGGCAACTCGCTCCGATTGCCGAAGCAGAACACAAGGAATCCCGTGACAAGGGCAGGCGGGTCGCTTTCAGCGAAATCCTCTCCGCTACCCCGACAGGCTCCGAAGACGATGTGTTCATCAAGGCTGTCCGTGACAACCCCGACGTTCTCACCTATGGCTTGAACAGTGGCGACCCCGCAACCGACGAACGCTTCAAGATTTGGCTGCTCAAGGGCGGTCATAAGAAGATTAGCGGTTTGCCTGGTGTCCGTCCGCTGTGGGAAGTGCGTTAAGTGTAGTTTTAAGGACAGAAGGTTATAATTTATGAACGAACTGCTTGAAAAATTCAGAAAATTCCAATCCAGGAGCAAATCCCATTTCTCCGAACTGCACGACCGCATACGCTCGGAGCGTGATTTCCTTTCGGGTAAGCAGTGGGACAAGTCCGACGACAAGTTCTTCCCGAAGACCCGTAAGCGTATTATGGTGAACGTGCTTTCCAACCAAATCAACTCGGTTGCGAACCAATACAGTGCGTTCCCGTTTACCTGGTATGTGGGCGACCCCAAGATTGACAAGGAAATTGACGATTTCTTCTCCACGGACTCCAACAGGTTTGCCGTGGACGAAGCCCTGCGTGACTGCGTGGGTCACGGCTTGGGTGTCCTTGCCCTTGGAACCGATACGGACGCTTCGGGCGTGGAAGTCCCCGTGATTTACTCGGTAACTGACTTCAACCGAATTTTGTTGGACCCCGATAGCACTGAACTTGATGGCAGTGACGCTATGGAGGGCGGTCTAATTGATTACAGAAGCCGTGAGTGGATTCGTGTTCACCTGGGCGAAGAATACCTTCCGTCCGAAGACGCTACTATGGTCGTCACGAACGCTTCCTGCTCCACGCTTGTCCCGATTATCACTTACTATTGGCTTGACACGGACGGCTGTCATATGGCTACGTTCGTGAACGACGTGCAGCAGGGCGACGAACAGTTGCTTCCCCTGCACCGCATTCCTATCTTCCCGATTTGGGGCGAAGTGACTTGGGATGGCGACAAGAAGACCTACTGCGGTCTTTGCGAAAAGGGCAAGCCTATCCAAAAGGTCGTGAACTACGCCTTTACGCAGTTGGTTGAACGCCTTGCACTTTCCCCGAAGCCGAAGTGGGTTGCCTACCTTGAATCGTTCAAGAACCTGGACGACTACTACAAGCGGGCTGCGTATTCCGACAACCCGATTATCCCCGCACAGCGTCTTGCCAACGACAACACGACCCAACTCCCGATGCCTACGCAGGTCAATAACAACGTTCCGTTCCAGGACGTGCAGGGCATTATGGAAGGCACTATGGGTATGCTCTCGTCCATTACGGGCGTGGACTCCAAGGGTCTTGCCGACGTGGAAAACGACGTGACCGCCACTGCCGTCAACTACACGGCAAAGGTGTTCCAAAACAATATCCGTCATTTCTTCGCCCACCTGCGGACTTCGTTCAAGGCTTTGGGCGACTGCGTTATGATAATGATGGGCAAGGTCGGTGTTACCGTTGACGTTGCACAGGGTCCCGAAAACTATATGGAAATGCAGGTGGCACGACAGGAACTCACCGCACTTATGGGTGTCGTGGAACCGAACCAAAAACGTGCCATTGTCAATGCTATCCTCAAGACGCACCCCGACAACCAAATCCTTGCACAGCTCTTTGTTGAACTCAACGCACAGCCCGCACCGACCGCTATGGAAGAACAGGCTATGCAGACCATTCAGCAGATGAAGCAGGCTATTGACGGCAAGGACGCACAGATTATGCAGCTTACCGCACAGCTTGAACAGCTCAAAATGCAGGTTGAGAACCAGGACAAGTCCTATCAGTTTGACTTGCTCAAGGCGAAGCAGACCCACGAATACAAGATGCAGGAAATGGCGTTGCAGGCTCAACTTGACGCAGGCAAGGACGCAGGCAAGGTCGCTGCCGAAACCGAAAAGGCTGCATTGGGCGTTGAAAAGGAAGCTATCAGTCTTGAAAAGGAAAAAATGAAAGCGGGTGTCCAAATGGCTGAACAGGTGGACGCTATGTTTGGAGGTATGTAATGAAAATCGCATTGGGAAACGAACCTTACCTTGACAGGACCACGGGAAAGCCTGTTGAGGGTCGCCTTTCTGTTTACCTTATCCATTCCGACACGCTTGCGACCACATACACCATTGAGGGCAACAACGGCTTCGTTGAAGCCCCCAACCCCGTGCTGCTCCACGGGGGTATGCCCGACGACTCCCTGTTCGTGGAACTCGGTCTTTACGGATTGAAGATTGAACGCTACACGGGTCCCGCAGGTCAAATGTCCGCAGAATCGCCCGACGAATACTTTGAACAGATTGACTACCTGGAAGCGGGAATGGACTTTGACCCGCAGGCTTCTTCCGCAAACGTGGTGGACACCATTGGCGACCTGCAAAATGCGGACCCGTCCTTGAAGTTCGTTACCGTCCTGTGGCACGACACCGCAGGCGACTGCGTTCCCCGCCAATACTTTTGGGACGCAGGGGCACAGGACAACATTGACGGTGGTTATGTCGTCGGCTCCGAAGTTTCCGACACGGGTAGGTGGATTTTGCTGTGGGCAGACGAAATCCTGCCCTGCACGGTCTATGGCGTGACCCCTAGCAATACGAGCAACTTGAACCTGCTCTTGAACTACCCCGACACCGTGGGTAGCCTGCACCTTGTTACGGCTCCGTGCGTCCGTTTCGTGTCGGGCACCTACACCCCGAACTTCACTTACGCCACCGACAAGGAACTTGTCTTTGACGGGGACGCAAAGTTCACCGCTGCGACTTTCCAATGCCCCCGTGCAAGGGTTATGGGAAATCAGCCGTCGTTCATAGCCGACTTTGAGTTCTCGGCTTCGGACGCAGAAGCCCACAGTTCGTGGTTCCGCACCTTGCAGGGCTTTTGGCACTGCGATGCGAAGTATCTGTTCCTTGACGACGTGAACTACTTTACTTCCACCCTGCTCACGTCCAACGTGAACTTGAGCGGTAAGGTTGTCCTCGGTTCGGGCAGGCTTCTCAACACCTATGCCAACGGGGTCTATTTCATTGTCGGTGCGAACACAAGCATCAGCGGTCGCATTTTCAGCAGCGTGGATTTCGTCCGCTTCCTGTCCGACGGTTGGGGCGACGGGGTGTTCGTAAGGTCGGGCACCTGGGACCCTGGTCTTATTTCCGCAGGGCACCACGTCCAATTTGACACCATCCCCGACCTTGACCTGTTTGAAAGCACGGAGCGTTGGGTTTCCACTATGGTGGAACGCAGGGCACGTATGCCCGAACTCGTATGGCGGGACTTCACGCTTGACTTGCAGAACCGCAGGTATTCGGGAACTACGCTGAATGCAGGTCTGTTCCGTGATATTCGCAACGTCTATTGCAACAGCCTGTATATCAACAACCACGGTGCGGACGTTCAGTTGCACAACGTCCACGCAGACGAAATCAATGCGACCTGCCGTTACATTTCCGTTTACGACAGCGACGTTAGCTTCTCTATGGAACCCGCCATCAATGCGATTTGGGGCTACGACAGCCGTATCAATTCGTCTATGCAGTGGAAGACCGCTTCCATCCAGGCTATCTTTGAACGCTGTTGGATTGGCATTGTGTTCAACAGGGTCACGAACAACGAACACACCGAAGCCCTGCTTTCCTTTACGGAATGTCAGTTCCAACGCAACGTAGGTGTCACCACGAAGAACCTTGAAATGTATCGCTGCAAGACCGACAACGGTGCTATCAAGATTTATCCCTACAAGAACGGGGACCACTATTACTTGAAGGCTACCCTCATTGGAAACAACTTCAACTCGGCTTCCCCGATTGAGTTCACGAAGATAGACACCATTGACGGGCGTTGGCAGGAAGACTGCTACGACTGCATTCTTCAATGGAATATCGTGGGCAACACCTTCCTTGGGAACGACGAAGGCTTGCGTATGCGTTATTGGCAGAACAGAGTCGGGTCTTACTACACCCGCACGTTCGCCAAAATGAATGCGTATGGGTTGAGTTCCGTGGTATATGAGGGCAACGTAGGAAAGTGCCCTGCTGAAAAGGCTAACACGAACGACGGTCCTACTGCCCACACGCAGAGCAACGATGATTGGTATTGGGTGGAACTCGGAAACGGTCTTTTCTACTCGCTCTTCAAGCCGATGTGGGCTGCGAAGCGTCTTGTTCCCGACGTTACCAAATCAAGTCACTTTGCCTACAACTCCGATATGGATGCGGTGGGCGGTAACGGCATAGGAATGAAGTACCATACGATGTACTCCCAGGACCTTGAAGTGGTGCCGAACTCCACCGTGTACCCGTGGTCGCACTTCAACGACCCCATTACCAACGGGGATTTTTTCCTCTACGGGTTCTCTTGTCTTGGCAAGGTGGAGCAGTCTTCCCCTGGAAAAGTGTGGATGATATGCTTCCGATAGTGTAGTTTTATCTGTAGAAAGAGGATTTTAGATTATGGCTTTCGCTTACGTTCTTGACCCTACAAATCAGTATCAAAACCGTGCGGGCGTGAACAACGTCCACGGCTACTTCAAGGTGTATCTTTCCGACACCGACGACATAGCCGTTACCTACAAGGACTTCAACGGGACGCTTAACCCCGAACAGATTGAGATTGACAACAACGGTCGTGCGGTCATTATCGCAGACAGCTCCCGCCCGTATCGTGTGGAAATGTATGAGCCGAACGGCAACCGCATATTCACGCAATACCCCGTGTGGTGCGTTGCGAGCGGTGGCGGTATGACTATGGTGGACATTCAGTCCACCGACGGGTCCGTGTCCGTGCAGAAGACAAGTTCGGGTGGAATGACTACCTATGACCTCTCCACCAACCCCGAAGACGACCCCGCTTTCCTTGATTGGATTAAGTGTTCCTGGTATGACCTGGTTGACGGGGCATACGTCCCCCGCTATGCGAGCGGAACTATGTCCGTGGGTGCAAGGGGTGTCGTCCTGTCCGCAGGAATGCACTACCATATCACGGCTACGGTCCGTGCGAACAAGAGCGGGGCTACCCCGTTCTACGACAATATCGGTGTCCACTTCTCGCTGTTTGACGGGGAAAACACCGTGGGTGTGCAGGACTTTATCCGTATCGTGGACCACAGCCTTGGCTTGTCGCAGGACTTCCAGGTTGACGCAGACATTCACGTAGGCAGCATTGACAGTCAGTTGGTCGTGTCCATTGACGGGGCTATGGAAGGTGTTACGTTCAACCTTGTGTCGCTTGACGCACACAGGGTTTACAGCGGTATTCCGAAAATCCCCGACGGTGTTGCCCGCCAGGATTGGGTCAACCAAAATTTCCAAAAGAAACTTGTCGCAGGCGATAACATTACCATTGACCCCGTGACGAACACAATCAGTGCGGAAGAACAGGAACAGGAACAAGCGGATTGGGACGAGGAATCTACGAGCAGTCCTGCGTTCATAAAGCATAAACCTTCCATACCTGCTCCGCAGGTAAACTCGGATTGGAATGCCGATAGTGGTGTTGCACAGATTTTGAACAGACCCAATCTTTCTACGGTTGCAACCACGGGTAACTATGAGGACCTCAATAATCGTCCTACAATCCCTGCTGCACAGGTAAACTCGGATTGGAATGCGAACAGCGGTGTTGCACAGATTTTGAACAAACCCAATCTCGCTACGGTTGCGGAGAGTGGTAGTTACAACGACCTTACAGACAAACCCACAATTCCCGCTGCTCAAGTAAATTCCGATTGGAATGCTAACAGCGGTGTAGCCCAAATCCTTAACAAGCCTAATCTTGCTACAGTTGCGACAACGGGTAATTACTCCGACCTCAACGGAACCCCGACTATCCCTGTGGTTAAGACCCTTGTGGCGGGGCAGAACGTGTCGCTTGACGAAACCGACACGACAATCACAATCAACGCAGAGGGCGGTGGCGGTCCTGTTACGCAGGAACAGGCGAATTGGGACGAAGACGACCCGCAAGACCCCTCGTATATCCGTAATCGCCCGAACCTCGCATCTGTCGCAACAAGTGGGTCCTACGAGGATTTAACGGACAAACCCACAATCCCCGCAGCACAGGTTAATTCCGATTGGAATGCCGATAGCGGTGTTGCACAGATTTTGAATAAGCCCAATCTTGCTACGGTTGCGGAGAGTGGGTCCTACGAAGATTTAACAGACAAACCCACAATCCCCGCAGCACAGGTTAATTCCGATTGGAATGCCGATAGCGGTGTTGCACAGATTTTGAATAAACCTAACTTGGCTACAGTCGCAACTACGGGTAACTACTCCGACCTCAATGGAACCCCGTCTATTCCTGCTGCTCAAGTAAACTCGGATTGGAATGCTAACAGCGGTGTAGCCCAAATCCTTAACAAGCCTAATCTTGCTACAGTTGCGGAGAGTGGTAGTTACAACGACCTCACGGACAAGCCGTCCATTCCTGTGGTTCCCGCTATGAAGTCGCTTGTGGCGGGGCAGAACGTGACGATTACCGAAGACGCTAACGGAGTGACTATTAGTGCTTCGGGTGCCCCGCAGCAGCAAGCGGACTGGGCACAGACAAATTCTAGTGCCGTAGATTTCATAAAGCATAAACCTTCTATACCTGCTGCACAGGTAAACTCGGATTGGAATGCTAACAGCGGTGTAGCCCAAATTCTCAATAAGCCGAACCTTGCTACGGTTGCGGAGAGTGGTAGTTACAACGACTTGTCGGACAAACCCACTATCCCGCCCGCACAAGTCCAGGCTAGTTGGACAGAAGAAGATACTTCTTCCAAGTCTTACATACAAAATAAGCCGTCGCTTGCAGCCGTGGCTACTAGCGGTAACTACTCCGACTTGAACGGCACTCCCACCATTCCTACCGTGGACCAAACCTACGACGCAACTAGCCCCAACGCACAGAGCGGTGTGGCTGTCGCAAGTGCTTTGAGCGGTAAGGAAGACGACTTTGACGCAGGCGAAGGGTTGGAGTTCACTACCGACGGACAGGGAAACAGGTTGTTGCGGGTTGAAGGACCTGTGGATATTGTTGCGGGTCCTGGAATTGTCATTGACAACCCCGACGGAAACACTTTGCGTGTGAGCCAAGCGACCCCGTGCGATGAAACGGTCATTTGGACTGTTCCGAGCGGTTCGGAGGATGCCAACAATTACAACATTACCTTGTCCGAAACAATCCACAACTTTGAGGAAATTGCGGTGTACTGCAAGTGTACCCGTATTGCAAATTCCTTGCAAGTGACCACGAAGAATGTGTACCCTGTGTGCGATTCGGGCTATACGATGTTTGCCGATGGTGTTTCCACTAACCATTGGAACCTTACAGCTGGGCAGAACGCCCATTATACTTGCGGTGTGGATGTCCGCTTGACGGGTTCTACGGGTTACATCGGAGAAAATTATCGTTGGGGTGTGCAGACAGGCACAACTACTTGGGAAATGTCCCGTGCATCCAATAGTAATATCTACCCGCACCCCTACAAGATTGTCGGTATCAAGCGTGTGGCGAACAATTAAGGAGAATTGAAAAATGGCAGGAACAAATGAAATGGGAAGTGTAGAAGGGCAGTTGGTCGGGCTTCCGCTTGCGGGTCCCGAAACTTTCACCGTTCAGCAACTCGCCTACTTGAAGAAGGCTCTCGGCTTGGACGAAACCGTGTTGTGGGAAAAATCTTCAAGTCAGTCTTCTGTCACTTCTTGCACTTTGTCGGAAGACTACCACAACTTTGAAAAGTTGAAAGTTTACACAATCAATAATGACACACAGGTAAGTTGTGTTGAAATGCTTACGGCTTCTCAAGGCTCTACTTTTTCTGTACAGGGTGGAGCAGTTGTAGGGACGACAGAATGGCTTAAACACAGCACGTTTAATCTTGGAAACACATCTATATCGCTTTCGGGGGCTATGAATTGCTATATAACTTCGGGCGGTTTAGGTGGTATATCTTTTGGAACTACGGACAATTATTTGCTGAAAGTCGTAGGTGTCAACCGCATAGCAGGAGGAAATTAAAATGACAGCAGTGAATTTGAACCGTGCAGTCCGTGGACCCGTTACAGCCGTGCCTATCGTGGCAGGCAAGGGTGTTAGGCTCGTTGCCGATACGCAGAACAATCGTTGGGTCGTAGAGTTGGATATAACCTGGGAGGATGTTACTTCTCAAATTACAAAAGGTTCCATTGTTGCTTCGGGTGGTTGGAGTTTTTATTACAATGCTGCTTTGAAACTTATTGCTATTATAGGAGAAGCACAGGTTACT